CGTCAGCCTTCACAACACGGCCTGCATGCTCAGCTGCAGTCAGCGTATCCGATGCCGTAATAGCTACAGGATCGCCAAGGCGAACGCCGCCGGCAAACTCTGTACCAGACTGTCGCCACGTTTGTAATGTATTACCAACATCATCCTTCAATACATGCAACGTGCGATCATCATTATCAGTTAATGTCGCAGTCGCCGTACCACTATTATCAATCAAAACGATCAAACGAATCTTCTGATTAAAGTGAGTGGTAGTGTAGGTTTCAGCAACAGTGGCGTTAGCGGTGTTCCAACTCTTAATCGAACGCCACGAACCACTACTAGGGCTACCCTGTTCACGCTGAAGCTCAATAGTCATATCATACGTGCCAGAAATATCAATCGAAATCTCTTCACCCCTATTAGGGACGGCGAGCTCGACATTGTCTCCGACACCAGTAAACGAAGCCATTTACATTTCCTTTCTTTAAGGAGAACCAGGAGCCGAAGCTCCTGGCTACATTAATCCTTAATTACTGGCATCCGCATGCGAAGTCCAGCCATGCGGATCGAAGGTCAGAAACGCATTAATCGCCCCATCATCTTCACCTTCCGCAGCTTGAACCTGCTGCAGCCCTAGATACCTTTCGTAGCCAAAGCCCGGACCAGTATCATGCATAGGCAGCGGGTAAACCATAGTGGTGCCCAACGTAAGCTGTGCAGCCGCTGCAAAGACATCCGTAGTAAAGTGGATCGTCTGCGAGCCGTCCGTAGACGGAGTAGACGAACTATCACTCACCAACTGGAACGCCGTAGTACCAGCTGTACCCGCGCCACCATCAAAAGCGGCGGAGATCTGGATAACTAAGTACATAGGCTGACCTTGGCCGACATCTCGGGCGACGCCAAGATCGATGACATCACCAATGTTAGCAGTAGAGGCTTCGATAGCGGCACTAACAGCGTCGCAGAATTCCAGCCGTTCATCCATAAACATAGTTTTTTCCTTTCAACTAGATTAGGTGACCTGGGCTTCGTCAGCCGACAGCGCATCAACGCGCCGGATTGGAATACCGTTGAACGACTCGACAAGCTTGCCGCCAACATTCTCCATTGTCAGCGTAGAATTCTGGACACCAGCCGCCGATTGACGGCTAATCCAAGTAGCAATGTCCCTGCTAGCATAGAAAGCCGGGCGGCCGCTAGCTAGATTCGGAACCAAACGCATAGCCTGGAACATCAAATCAGGAATATGAGCGCCAGTCGAAAACGTACCAGAAGTGTAGACACGGGTCAACAGCGACTTATCAATATTAGCGATACGAACAATGTAGCGCCAATCTCTCACCGTGAGACCAACGTCCCAACGATAATGAGTCCGATAAGCTTCCATTCGACCAGTATTGCTCCCGCCAGAAGCATCTTCCAACGTCACCTGACCTTTATCATTCACCTGCAAACCAGCTGCCGAACCCTTGGGGATAATACCATGGCAGGTATTCGGTCCCCAAACAACAAGCCAGATCGAGGCATTATCAGAGCCGGTACCGCCGGCGTCGATAATATTATCACCATTCTCAGCAGTAGTAGAATTGAAACGGGGAGCTAAGCCCGTAAAGGCCTCTGGCTCGGTCGTCTCATTACCGTAGAATAGCGTAGACACGACTTCCTGATTCATGCCCTCGATATGAGGACGATCTTCCTGAAGACGGAACGCAGCAGTATTGCCGTTCAAATCAGCCAAGGCCTTATCAACCTCAGCATAGGCCTCCAACATACCGACATTATCTGTCACCTGGACAGTGGTCGATTTATTAGGCTGGACACCGCCGTACAATTTACGCCACGTCGGGGCCGGAATACCCGACCTAATAGTCGTACGATGACCCGTAGGTAGATTACCCTCAACCCAAGACATATCATCAAGAACTTCATTCGTCTCGTTCAAGATTTCAACGACGGTGGCAATCTGACCATCAGGACCGGTCACTTTCGCCAAGTCCAACAGAGTTGGATTATTGGCAGTCAAAGTAGCCATTATACTCTCCTTAGTTCATAGTGGGATACATAATCTCGGCTTGGGTCTTAGGAGCAGAAGTAGCTCCGCCTTGATGTAATGTATCCTCGCTCAATGCTTTCCCTACCTTATAGAAAAAGCGGACCAATTCGGGATGGTTACCAGCACCAGTGGTATCAAGAACTTCTCTCAACGCACTAGAACCAAAAGCATCCAGGGCTTTCTGTGCAACAGATAGATTCTCATCAAAGGAAGTACCTCCGATTTCATCATCTGCTTTCACAGCACTAACCCAACTCTCTTGAAGATCACCCCAAGTCTTCTGTTGAGTAGTGACAAACTCCTGCATATTTTTAACCTGAAGATCAACAAGCTTCTGAGCCTGCTCTTGCGTAAGATTTAATTCCTTCGCAATAGGAGTAAACTCAGCAACTAATTTCTCATCAATTGCAACATCTGTTGGGAGTTTGAAATCCTGGTATTCTTCTGGAGCCCCATCCTTCTGGCCCTCGTCGGCTTTGCCGTCCTCAGACTCCTGAGAGTCGTCTCCAGATTCCTTAGACTCAGGGGGAGAGGTAGTTTCTTCCTCTTGATGTTCAGATTCCTCTGAGCCTTTTTCTTCTGTAAGGAGCGTAGATTCCTCACTAGTTTCTTCTGTATTAACTGTTTCGTCAGGCATTATTTTTCCTCGCGTTGATTAGCTTCTTCTTTCATTATTGTCCAAGTATTAGGAGCGGTTTCCATTATCTCAGCAAATACCCAAAGACCTGCATCTCGTCTACCAGATAAGAGCGCCATGTCTATAGAATTATTAGACGAAATAGTATGAAACAGCTTACAATAATCTAGAAGCCGCCATAAAAAATACCGTCCTCCAGGGGTTGAAAGCAGTTGACGAAGCTCTTCTTGTTCGTGTTCACGCCGTAACTGAGCTTTTGTTTTTCGCTTTTTTACTTGCGTATCATCGCCAACATCGGTAGGTTCTTTATCCATATTATCCTGCTATATCAGTTAATACACTTTCATCATCTGTCTTAGCATCCGAGGCCATCTTAGCGGTGTTCGCTAATTGCTGGCCTGCAGACAATGCTTGTTCAAGTTGCTGTTGCTGCGCACGTTGCTGCCTGATAGTTGCGACCTCCTCGTCAGGAACAATAATCGAAGGGGGCGCGCCAATTGCTTTCCCCATCTCATCTATCGACTGGTCAGCATTAAACTTATCAGCAGCACTTTCAAAACCAGCAGCAACCAAAGATGCAGTATATTGCGCCATACGCTCAATACTCTGCGTAGCAACCGCTCGCTGAGCGATAGCCAACGTCGAAATATACTTAACTCGTAATTCTTCACCCTCAACACCCTCTGGCGGAGCAGGAAGAATATCCGCTCTAACGCACTGATTAAATGTTCGTTCAAGTAATGGATCAAGGAATTCACCTTGCAATCGTTCAAGAACAGGTCCAAGCTGTAACAACCTTTCTTCATTTCTTTGAATGATATCAAGTTGATTACGAGGCTGAATACCTTCAATGTTCGAGATAGCAAGGAACATATCAACGAAGAAAGCTTTGTCAATTCGTTGCTCAATAGCATCCAGATCAAGACGAAGCTCTTGTAACTGCGGTGTCACCATATATAGAGGTTCAAGTTTCTGATTTGCTTGGCCGCCATCATACACTGTCAAACCGCCAGGAAGCGAACTAACTGGCACATTCCTCACCGAAGCTGGACCAGTAAGTGGCGGATTCACCATCTTATCGATAGCCTGTGCTTTACGCTTCTCCTGCACTTGCAAGCTTTTTACATCACCTAACGTGACCATCCCAGGACAATTTGTCCCGTAGATATCTTCACCCGTTAGGCTCCAACGTGGTACATAAAGCGGAAACTCTTCAAACCCACTTTCTCGTAAAAAGTTTGTAAGATGATCCGTACTACCCGGTTCAAAGTATACACTTCGAAACTTCATTTCATTGGCAAAGGCACCTTCACCAGTAGCTTTTGGATTAGGTTCGATGATATGCCTAATAGGATACCAGGACATATAGTTCCCTAAATCCCATGCCTTTTTAATCGTAGTGCTACACTTATCGTATCCAAATGCTTTTACAATTTGCTCAACAGTCCATTCAAATTCACGAGAGAGTACGTCAACTTCGAAACGATCGTTCTGCGTGATAGAATAACTACCGGCAGTGTAGGTATAGAAACGCGCTACATCATGGAAATCATCTTCATGTGACATAGCCCCCGTACCGAATAACAAAAGCTCTGCTAAAAGATTAGCAGCTTGTCCATATAGATTGCTCTCATTAAAGATCGTACGAATCAATTGCTCAACCTTGAACAACCATTCTTTTACGTCCTGACGTTCCATAAATTCAGGATTATGGGTCTCAAGCGCAAACCATGGACGTGTTGGAGACATCGTCCCAGCTAGCATTCCAGATGTGGCAATCTGCAATGCCTGCGTAGCATTACTATTAATGATAGCTTGATGCTTCTTCAGCCCTTTATTACGGTCGCTGATAAAAAACCGGCCACGTCTCGGTTGAATATTTGTCGAGATTTCTTTCCAATGAGCATCGAAAGACGTGCGCTCATTCTTAAGCGATGAAAACCGCTTATTGTAATAATCGCGATCCTTCTTAGGAACTGTCGGCATAGACTTCTCTCACAAATTAAACACCAAGTAGGGTTTTTCTAGTCTTCTCCGCAAGACCTAAATTGAGTAAACTACTTGGCCGTTGCGTTAAAGGCCCGCCACGTCCGCCTAATCCGGTTGTATCAGTACGAGGCGGCGGCCTTAGTTTTTGAGCCGTTGTAGCAGTCGGTGCAGGAGCCGAAGATTTCTGTTTAGTCTCAGGAGATGGAGGGGGAGGCGGGGCAGGTCCGCCGGCATTCGGACTACCTCCAATTTCTTCAAGATCGCCGCCGCTTCCTTCTGGATCACCT